CAGGCGCATATGTCTGGATTGTTGGCTTGCCAGTCGATTTATTGGTTGGATACAAGGGGCACACTTTCCTAATGGAAGTTAAAACCGACTCTAAAAAGCGTTTTACGGGCCTACAGGCCGACTTTTTCCAAAACTGGAAGGGCGGCACACTATGCAGGGTTGACAGCCCTAGAGCAGCCCTAGAGATGATTAGGGCAGTCGAATGAAAGCAATGCGGAGCGCAGCAGCGGCCCATGTCGATTTTGGTGACTTTGCGGGAATGGTCGAATCAAACCAGAAACTATTGCCAAGCGACATAGATATGATTATTGAGAGAAAGGGTAAGTTTTTCGTTGGTGAATGGAAGCGCCAAGGCGAAAACTTAAGCCAAGGGCAAGAGATACTATTAAAAACGCTTGCCAAGCAACCACAGTTTACAGTTTGCGTGATTATTGGAAATACTGATATTGAGACTATTATTCAATCAGTATTATGCATAAGTAAATCAGGAGAGTATAGAAAAATAGGCGCGTCATTGGATGATTTAAAAGTATTTATAAATCAATGGTACGAATGGGCAGATAATGGTTAGACCCACAGAACCCAGCGCGACTAATTTTTTGCGTAAACTGAAAACAGAAGAAAAAATGATTCTATTGGCTGCGGGCAATGGATGTACGACAAGGGGATTCAATAATTGCTTAGACACATTCCAGGTTTTATGGAACCTAGGTTATCGCCCAGACGCCGATTTGACCGAATGGCTAGGACTAGTGCAGGGCAATGAAAAAAACGGCGTGTAAGCCGTTCTGATGCGTTTCTAGGGCGTTAAAAAAGGCCCCGAAGGGCCTGATTGATGTTGATGGGCTACTTTCTCAGTAGGCGAAGCAAAGTAGCAAGAATGGCGTATATCATGGTTTCATACTCGCAAAGTAGGGCGCATAAAATGTTTTGTTGTCTCCGCGCCCTTTGCCGCTAATGTCAATTGTTAATAAAACCACTTGACTAAAACAATGGCGCAGGGCGGTATCTTTTTTAATATGCCCATGAAAAACGCGCATAGCCGCGCCCGTGGGTGTATTTTTAAAGCAATAGGATTTTTTTAAGTAGCTCATGGTTTCATATTCCAGAAATAGATAATAAAGGGTGCGCCGATAGTCGCAGCGACAATCAAGCATTGAAAGAAAGAAACTAGGGTTTTCATGCTGCCATCTCCCTATATACAGAAACTGCCTCAGAAAATGGCATAAGGTTTAACACTTTGTCGGCATTGAGTTTTTGCTGTAGGTCGGGACGGGTTAGCCATTTCTGTAAACCTGCTGCATTCATGCCAACAGTTTCTAAAATACTTTGCCCACGCACGAACAGGATGCGTTTCTGCATGGCTTTCTTTAGGTCACGCGCACACAGCCATTCGGTTAAAAGGTCGTCGATTACCCCATCGGCAGACTGTAGAAAAACGTGTTTTCCTTCGTCATACTCTATCGGCGGCAAAGTTAACGCATAGGCTTGCAAGGTTTCGTATAGAGTATTCGGATAAATATCAGTAGAAGCCCCATAGCCGTTATTGTGTGCTGTTCCCGCCTTTTTCCCGTCAATGTAGATTGACGCTTCGTAGCAGTGGGTTTCGTGAGATGCAAACTCGCTGTATTTGACGTTCTTTAGTTCGATGTTCATTCTTGATTCTCCGCAACATAATCAGCAATCATGTGCTCTGCTAGTTCGCGCCAATTAACATCGGATAAGAATGCCATTGCATAGTCACGGGCAAGACCCGATTCACTAGAGCATTCGATGTAATACTCTGCGCGTTCTTGCATATCTTGCGCCAATTTGTATTCGTCTAGCGTTATCACATTGCCGTTGAAATCACCCGCCGAAATGTCATCGAAAATCTCTAATTGGACGCGCCATGTTGCGTAGTTAGTCCAACCATTGTATGTTTTGTCGGTCACTGCACTAACTAAGTACAAGTATTGTTGTGTTTCATAATGTGGAACGTTTCACAATGTGGAATCAACCTGGCATGGGGTCACTAATGTTATGTGAAGAAGATGACTTTGGAGAGGTTTGCAAAGAATCCTCCTGCGGTGCTGCCTAAGACTGAATCCCAGCGTATCAAAGAGCTAAAAGACATGATGATTAGCGCGTCTGGCAAGGATGTTGTCAGCAAGGTGATTGAGATTGCTTTTAACGATGAGCATCCAGGTCAGGTCACTGCGCTCAAGATGTGTATGGATAGAGCGCTGCCTGTGTCTATGTTTGAGAAGGACAAAGGCGCTAGGTCTGCTGTGACTATCAATATTACTGGCATTGGTGACACTCCTATTGTCAACCGTGTCAACGAAGAGGTTATTGATGTCTGACCTTAACTTTAGTCTGCTTCCTTGGCAGCGCGAGGTCTTTACTGACAAGTCGCGGTTTAAGGTTGTCGCTGCTGGGCGGCGGTGTGGGAAGTCTCGCTTGGCAGCTACCGCACTAATCATTGAGGCGCTACAATGTCCTGCGGGTTCAGCAGTCTTGTATGTGGCTCCAACGCAGGGACAGGCACGTCAGATTATCTGGGATGTGTTGATGGAGATTGGCAGGGAAGTCATTGCTAACTCCCATGTGAACAACATGGACATCACCATGATTAACGGAGCCAAGATTTATGTCCGTGGCGCTGATAGACCCGATACGCTGCGCGGTGTGAGCTTGACTTACGCTGTGCTTGATGAGGTTGCGGACATCAAGCCAGAAGCCTGGGAGCAAGTTATCCGTGCTTCTCTGTCAGACAAGAAAGGTCGTGCTATCTTCATTGGCACTCCCAAGGGGCGCAACTGGTTCTATGACCTGTTTAAACTAGGCCAGAAAGAAGAAGATAATGATTGGAAGTCTTGGCACTTTACGACCAAGGACAACCCTCTGATTGACCCTGACGAGATTGAGTCTGCTAAGAAAACGCTAAGTAGCTTCGCTTTCAAGCAAGAATACTTGGCTTCTTTTGACAATGCTGGTAGCGATACCTTCAAGGATGAATGGATAAAATATGGCGTTGAACCTGAACACGGTAGTTACTTCATTGCAATCGACTTGGCAGGCTTTGAAGAAGTGGCTAAACAAGCTGCTAATGCAAAAAAGCGACTAGACGAGACATCAATCTGCATTGTTAAGGTTACTGAAGACGGTAAGTGGTTTGTCAAGGAGATTGACCACGGGCGGTGGGACATCCGTGAGACTGCTGCCAAAATCGTGATGAAGATGCGGGATTACCGTCCAATTAGTGTTGGAATTGAGCGAGGAGCGTTAAAAAACGCTGTTTTGCCGTATCTGTCGGATTTGATGCGGAAAAATAATGTATATTCCCACATAGTTGACCTGACCCACGGCAATCGGAAAAAGACGGACAGAATTATCTGGAGTCTCCAAGGACGTTTTGAGCATGGGCGCATCATCCTGAACAAGGAAAAGGATTGGGATGTTTTCATCGACCAACTCCTGATGTTCCCAGCGCAAGGCGTACATGATGACTTGCCAGATAGTCTTGCATACATTGACCAACTCGCCGTAACATCCTACTATGAGCAGGATGAAGACGATGAAGAATGGGAACCGATGGACGTTATTTCGGGAATTTAAAGGTGTAGCTATGCCAACAACATCATTTTTTCAACCGCTGGCCTAGGAGTAAATCATGCCACTTTCTTTAACAGATACAGAAGAACAGCAAATGGCTAAAGCTGAACGTGCTTTTAATGAAGCACGGGATAAATATGAGCAGTTTAAGAAGAATGCAAAAGCTAGAGCGGAGTCAAATCCTGAAGTTTTTATACAACGTAATTCACGCGCACAATACAACGCTGAAAAAGCCGCTGGTGGGCCAATGACAGATTTGTCTTATGAACAGTGGAAAAATCTGGACTAAGATGACATGGCAACCGACAAACTTGACCAAAACGATTTTGACGAGCCAACCGCAGAAGACAAAGAGTTAGTAGCTTTTGTTACTGACCACTGTGACCGCTGGCGTGATTATCGTAACACCAACTTCCTTGATGACTACCTAGAGTACGAGCGCATCTTCCGTGGCGAATGGGCTTCTGAAGACAAAACACGCGAGTCTGAGCGCAGCCGAATCGTAACGCCCGCTACCCAACAAGCAGTCGAAACACGCCATGCGGAAATCATGGAGGCCATCTTTGGTCAGGGCGAGTTCTTTGACATTGAGGATGACATCAAGGATGTGAACGGCACTCCACTTGATGTTGCTGCGCTTAAGGCGCAGATGATGGAAGACTTCAAGAAAGACAAAATTCGCAAGTCCATTGACCAGATTGAGCTAATGGCTGAAATCTATGGTACTGGCATTGGTGAAATCGTTGTCAGCATGGAAAAGGAGTTCATCCCTTCTACGCAACCGATTCCAGGTCAACCAGGGCAAGCTGCGATTGGCGTTATTGAGAAAGAGCGCGTTGGCGTAAAGATTGTTCCCGTTAATCCCAAGAACTTCTTGTTTGACCCGAATGGCACATCGGTCGATGACTGCATGGGCGTTGCCATTGAGAAGTATGTCTCTATCCACAAAATCGTGCGTGGCATTGAGCGTGGCATCTACCGCAAGGTAAACATCACGCCGACCTATGACGATACAGACCTTGAGCCTACTCAAGAAGTTGTGCAGTATCAAGATGAAAAAGTGCTGCTGCTGACCTACTATGGGTTGGTTCCGCGAGAGTACCTAAAGAAGGTAAACGACGAAGTTGAAGTCCTGTTCCCAGAAGACTCTGTTGCCGAAGAATACCAAGACATGGTAGAGGCAATCGTAGTCATTGCGAACAATGGGTTGCTGCTCAAAGCAGAAGAAAACCCATACATGATGAAAGACCGTCCGGTATTGGCCTATCAAGATGATACGGTTCCAAATCGTCTGCTGGGTCGTGGCACTGTGGAAAAAGCGTTCAATATGCAGAAAGCTATTGACGCACAGGTTCGCAGCCACTTGGACTCGTTGGCATTAACGACATCACCCATGATTGCGGTGGATGCTACCCGCTTGCCCCGTGGAGCTAAGTTTGAAGTTAAGCCTGGAAAGGCTTTTCTGACAAACGGCAATCCATCAGAGATTTTGATGCCGTTCAAGTTTGGTAACACAGATGGTACTAGCCTAGCCACTGCCAAAGACTTTGAGCGTATGTTGCTGCAAAGCACTGGAACACTAGATTCGCAGGGAATGGTGTCCAATGGTGCGCGTGACATGGGCCAAGGCGGTATGTCGATGGCTGTTGCGTCCATCATCAAACGGTACAAGCGCACTTTGGTGAACTTCCAAGAGGATTTCCTCATCCCGTTTATCAACAAGGCGGCTTTCCGCTTTATGCAGTTCGACCCAGAGCGTTATCCCTCTGTAGACATGAACTTTTTGCCGACTGCTACGCTTGGAATCATTGCCCGTGAGCATGAGCAACAGCAATTCATTGGCTTGTTGCAGACTCTTGGCCCGAATACACCTGTCCTGCCTATCATTTTGAAGGGCATCATCCAGAATTCCAGCCTGAGTAACCGCTTTGAGATGATTGCTGCACTTGAGCAAATGAGTCAGCCTAACCCACAGGCGCAGGAAATGGAGCAAATGAAGACGCAACTGGCTCTTCAGGCTGCTCAGGCACAGATTGCGGTCAATACGACCCAAGCAGAGCAGAATCGCGCAGAGGCTAACAAGCTCAACACTGAAGCCCAGCTTATGCCGCAAGAAATACAGACTCGTGCATTGGCTGCTGCTACCAAGAATCTGCCTCAACAGTCTGATGCCAACCAAGTCGAGTTTGATAAGCGTGTCAAAATTGCTGAATTGATGCTCAAAGAGGCCGACATCAAGAACAAGTCCAAGATTGTTGAGTTGCAGATGCAAGATAAACGCTCAACAATGGAGCAAGACTTTCTAAACCGTATCACTACGGAATTGCAGTAATGAGCATTCTTGAAGAAGTAAGCAAAATGTCTGCTGAAGAGCAGATGGCAATGGCAGTTGCGTTGCAAAATTCTGCATCTCAGAAAGTTAACCAAGCTCGTAGCGAAAACATTGGAAAAAGCGTAGAAGTTGTTATCAAAGGTTTGAAGAAAATCAAGACAGACCTTGAGGCGCGTTTTGATGAGCTAAACAGCACGATTCAGTCTAAATCCAATTCACTTTCTAACGGCAAAGACGGGAAAGATGGACGCAATGGCAAGGATGGCGCACCTGGGCGCGATGGAAAAGATGGCGCTGCTGGCCCAATGGGTACAAATGGAGCTGATGGCGCAGATGGCGCGGATGGCGTAAGTGTTTCCAATGCTTTTGTTGACTTTGATGGCAGCTTAACCATTGTTTTAAGCAATGGCACAGAAATCAATGCTGGCGAAGTTGTGCCTCTGGATGTCGCAGAGAAGATTAAAGTCATCACCAATGGTGGCGGCACTTCTCAGTCAGTTCTTGACTCTATTGCAAGCCTGCAAGCACAGATTACGGCTATGGCTGGATTCGTGAACTATGAAGGCACTTGGAACGCATCAACTAATACACCTACTCTTGTCTCTAGTGTTGGCACAAAGGGAGATTACTATGTTGTCTCTACCACAGGAACAACTAACCTAAATGGTATTACTACATGGACACAAGGTGATTGGGCAATATTTAATGGCTCTGCTTGGGAAAAGGTTGACAACACCGACCTCGTAAGTTCAGTAGCTGGTCGTACTGGCGCTGTTACTTTGACAGCTGCTGATATTAGCGGTTTGGGAACAATTGCTACTCAAGCATCAAGCAATGTCTCCATCACTGGTGGTTCTATTACTGGCATTACAGATTTGGCTGTAGCAGATGGTGGAACAGGCTCCTCTACTACTTCAGGCGCAAGAACAAACTTAGGTCTGGTGATTGGGACTGATGTCTTAGCTCCAACTGGTTCTGCCGCATCCTTGACGAGCTTCCCTACATTTAACCAAAATACTACTGGTACGGCCTCCAATGTGACGGGTATAGTTGCATTGGCTAATGGTGGCTCTGGGCAGACTACCGCGCAGTTAGCTATAAATGCCTTTGCTGGCGCGGTGACTAGCGGCTCTTATCTGCGTGGCAATGGCACAAATGTGGTTATGAATACCATCCAGGCTTCGGATGTGCCAACATTGAACCAAAGCACTACAGGCAGCGCAGGCTCTGTTGCAACTACAAACTTTTCTATTGTTGAGTCAGGCGGGAAATTGCTGTTTAAGTATGGTGCTACTACAATCGCGTCCATGACTTCTGCTGGAGTGATTACTGCGCTTTCCGACATCTCCGCGAATAACACACCTTAATAGGACGAATCATGGCAACTACAGTCACGCTTAAACCAAATGCAATTGACCTGTCTGGGTCTACGTCAGGCACTACCACATTGCAGGCGACTGCGGTTGCTGGCACTACGACCCTCACGCTACCAGCGGCTACAGATACCCTGGTTGGACGCGCTACTACCGACACGCTAACAAACAAGACTCTGACTGCTCCTGTAATCAGCACAATTAGCAACACTGGTACTCTGACGCTACCAACATCAACAGACACTCTGGTTGGACGTGCTACTACCGACACGCTGACAAACAAGACTCTGACCAGCCCCACAATCAACGGGGCAACGATTGCTACTGGAACAATTAACAATACGACAATCGGCGCATCGACTCCTACGACTGGCGCGTTTACTTCACTTACCGCATCGTCAACGCTTACGGTTACGGGTGCTGGGTCAATTGAAGGACTCACCGTAGGCCGAGGCGCTGGTGCTGTAGCGCAAAACACCACTGTTGGTAGTCTTGCTTTGGCAGGCTCAAATACCGGAACTTCTTTGACCGCATTGGGGTACGGAACACTAAACGGCAACACTTCTGGGACAAACAATACAGCAGTTGGACATTCCGCTTTAGTTGTAAATAGCACTGGCATTAGAAATACGGCGGTTGGAACAAGCGCATCAGGGGGAAATACAACAGGCGGTTCAAATAGCGCTGTAGGGGTTAGTGCTTTATTTACCAACACCACAGGCAGCAGCAACACCGCAATGGGAGATAGTGCGCTTGCTCTTAACACCACCGCCAGCAACAACACCGCTGTAGGGTATCAGGCTGCTTACAGCAATACTACGGGTAAAGCTCTTGTAGCTATTGGAACGCAAGCGCTTTATGCAAACACCACTGGCGATAGAAACATAGCTATCGGTGGGCATGATGGCACTACGCAAGCCCCACTTAAAGCTAACACAACTGGGATTGACAATGTTGCAATAGGAACAGGCGCTCTTGCGGCTAACACTACCGCTAACGGAAACATAGCTGTAGGTTTTGGTGCGTTGTTAGCAAACACGACCGGCGCTGACAATACGGCTTTGGGCGGGGTTGCTCTATATCAAAATTCTACAGGCGCAAATAATGTAGCAGTTGGCATTAGAGCGCTCTTCTCCAGCACTACCGCCAGTAACAACACCGCTGTAGGGTATCAGGCTGGATATACGGGCATCACAGCGGCTGGTGTAACTGCAATTGGTGTTACAGCGCTTTACAGCAATACTGCAAGTTTTAATACAGCCGTTGGTTATCAAGCATTAAACTTAAATACAAGCGCTACATTCAATGATGCTTTTGGAACATCAGCACTTCAAGTAAACACTACTGGCGCTAATAATTCTGCTTTTGGTCGTGCGGCTTTGACTGCCAACACCACTGGCGCAAGCAATGTGGGCATAGGAGCAGCTTCTTTAGTTTCAAATACCACTGGTAGTTTTAATACAGCACTGGGTAATTCAGCCCTCTACCTCAACACCACCTCTAGTAACAGCGTGGCTGTGGGGTATCAGGCGTTGTACGCCAACACATCGGGCAACATGGTAGCTGTTGGCTCCGCCGCCCTTACAGCCAACACCACTGGGTCTCAAAGCGTAGCCGTAGGTTATGAGGCGCTGACTGCACACACTACCGGCTACGACAACACTGCTGTTGGCTTTAGAGCATTAAAGGCAGTAACAACGGCTTTTGGTAATTCGGCATTTGGTTCGGGGGCCTTAATAGTAAATACCGGTGTGCGTAACACGGCAATTGGCTCTGGTTCTTTGAATAAGAATACCACCGCCACTGACAACACTGCTGTAGGTGAGTCCTCACTAATCAACAATACAACTGGCACTCTAAACAACGCATTTGGCTCATCTACTCTATTTTCAAACACAACCGGCGGTTCAAATTGTGCATTTGGTGCATCAGCCGCTGGATTACCTGCTCTTTATTCCAATACAACTGGCAGTCAAAACGTAGCTTTTGGTAACGGCGCGTTAGGTTCTAACACCACCGGTGGCGCTAACACGGCATTGGGTTTTCAGGCCGCTTCCGCCAACACCACCGGTGACTACAACACCGCAGTGGGGTATCGGGCTGGGTACATCCAAACAACCGCAACGGTAAATGCGTTCTTTGGCTACAATTCTGGCGCTGCGGTAACCACCGGCTCCAAAAACGTTATCCTCGGCAGCTACACAGGCTCTGCTGCTCCCATCTCTGCTACTGGCGACAACTTTGTTGTGCTGTCGGACGGTGATGGCAATATCGTAGCCTCTACCAAGACTGCTCAAACCTTTGCATTGCAAGGTGGAACACTGTCCTCTGGTACAGGCATTGCATTCCCCGCTACGCAATCTGCCTCTAGTAATGCCAACACGCTGGATGACTATGAAGAGGGTTCTTGGACACCTACAGATGCCAGCGGTGCGGGATTATCATTTACTGGTGTTGTAGGCACTTATGTAAAAATTGGGAGATTAGTTTATATAACTGGTACTGTTATTTATCCATCAACAGCAAGCACCGCAGGCGCAGAAATAGGTGGATTACCTTTTGCTTATGGAAGCGGTGTTGACTATACATCAATGGGCCCACCTATGAGAAATAATGTGAGTTTAAGTATTCAGAGTTGGGGATTAAATGCGGGTATATCTAAGTTTGCTATGTTAGTAATTGGTCAATATACAACCTACGCTACAAATGCTCAAGTATCAGGTGGTACACTAGGATTTGCACTTACTTATCTTGCTAGTTAAATTTTTAAAGGAAAAATTATGTCAATCACCAAAACCACTGCCGTTGACCAAATCACCGTTACTGAAAACGGCATCATCTTTTACCGTGAAGCAACCCGCATCATGGAGGATGGCAACGAACTCAGCAAAACCTACCACCGCAGCAGCCTCACGCCGGGGCAAGACCTGACGGGAATCCCTGCCAATGTCGTTGCAATCTGCAACACGGCTTGGACTGCTGAAGTCATTGCCGCTTACCAATCCACCCTTGAAACTCAGTAAGGACTTACCATGACCACCTTTACCACCACCGTTACCCAGATGTACACACTGCCTCAAAAGGCAGGGCAGACCGATGTTGTCGTCAACGTCAACTATCTCGTCACTGGCGTAAGCGGAGCAAACACCGCCGACATTGGCTTTAGCCAGCAGTTCACTATCCAGCAGGGCGAGGCGTTCACGCCCTACGCTCAACTGACCGAAGCCCAAGTGGTTGGCTGGGCTGACCCGCAGACCGTGAGTAATATGCAAGCGTGCGTGCAGGGCCAAATTGACAGTATGCTCAACCCTCCAGTTTCGCCCACATCACAAGCACTGCCCTGGGGCGCGTAACGCATGAGTCCTGAGCTTCAGAAGTACTATGAGGACAGGTTCAATCTGTTCTCAATGGATGGCTGGAAAGACTTGATTGAAGACATTGATAAAATTATTGCTTCAATAAACAACATTGCAACAGTTTCTGACGAAAAAGACCTACAATTCAAAAAAGGTGAGCTTTCAATTCTTACTTGGCTGAAAACCTTGAAAGAGGCCAGTGAGACTGCATACGAGGAATTGA